GGACAACTACCCGGAACCCAACGTACTGCCCCGAGAAGAGGCGGACGAGCAGGACGCGAAGCTGCTTTCCGATGTGATTCCCGTGGTGCTGGAACAGAACGACTACCAGACGACGTACAGCGACGTATGGTGGGACAAGCTCAAATGCGGCACGGGCGTGACGGGCGTATTCTGGGACAGCTCGAAAAACAACGGCCTGGGCGACGTAGACATTCGGCCGGTCGATCTGCTGCAGTTGTACTGGGAGCCGGGAATTACCGACCTGCAAAAGAGCGCCAACGTATTCCACGTGGAGTTGGTGGACCGTGAAGCGCTGCAGGCGCAGTATCCCTTCCTCGCGACTGCGTTGATGGCCTCTGACCCGCTGGGCAAGACGGAATACCTCTACGACGACACAGTGGACACAACGAAAAAGACGCTGGTTGTCGACTGGTATTACAAGGTCAAGGACGGCGGGCGCGACATCGTGCACTACTGCAAATATGTGTGCGGCGAGGTGATCTACGCGAGCGAAAACGACCCGGAATACGCGCAGCGCGGATTCTATGATCACGGCAAATACCCGTTTATTCTCGATCCGCTGTTCCCCGTCAAGGGCACGCCGTGCGGATTTGGCTACATCGACGTATGCAAAAGCCCTCAGCTGTACATCGACAAGCTGGACCAGGTGATGATTAAGCACGCAGTGATGGGCGCGCGGCAGCGCTACTTCGTGCGCGGCGACGGTTCCGTGAACGAGGACGAGTTTGCGGACGCGACGAAGGACTTCGTGCACTTCACGGGCAGCGGGAACCCCAACGACAGCCTGATTCCGATTGTGGTTCCGGAGATTGGCGGGACGTTTCTCGATCTACGCACGCTGAAAGTCGACGAAATGAAGGAGACGAGCAGCAACCGCGACTTCTCGCAGGGTTCGACGGCCAGCGGCGTGACGGCTGCGAGCGCGATTGCAGCGCTGCAGGAGGCTGGCAGCAAGACGAGCCGCGACATGATTAAGGCCAGCTACAATTCGTTCGTGCAGATTTGCTATCTGGTGATCGAGCTGATACGGCAATTCTACCGCGAGGACCGGTTCTTCCGGATCGTTGGCCAGCAGGGGCAGATGGAGTTTGTGCGGTTCAACGGCGCGCAGATCGCGGCGCGGCCGCAGGGCAACGACTTCGGGCTGGACATGGGCTATCGTGTGCCGATCTTCGATATCAAGGTGACTTCGCAAAAATCCTCTCCTTTCTCGACCGTGGCCCAGAACGAGCGCGCGAAGGAGCTGTACGGCATGGGCTTCTTCCGGCCCGACCTTGCGGACCAGGCGCTTGCGGCACTGGACATGATGGACTTTGAGGGGATCGAGCAGGTGCGTCAGAGGATCGCGGAGAACGGCACGCTGTACCAGCAGGTGCAGCAGATGCAGCAGCAGCTTGTGCAGCTGGCAGCTATCGTGGACAAGACGCAGGGTTCGCAGATTCTGCCCGCGATGGTGCAGCAGTTCGGCGCGCAGGATCAGGCGGCAACGGCAAACGGCAGCGTATCCAACGCGCGCGAGCAGGAGACAAACTCGCTCGGCACGTCGTTTAATGCTTCCGCTGACAGCACGGCGGGCAAGGCGCGCACGCGCGCGGCGAGAACCGCCACTCCGGAGTGATGCCTATGACGACAGCGAGATTTGAGCGGGACGGCGAGCGCTTCCGCGTGGCGATTGACGGCCACGCAGGCTACGGAGACTACGGCAGCGACATTGTATGTGCGGCGTGCTCGACACTGGGATACACGCTGATGCAACAGGCGGCGGCGATGCACGAGGCGGGAGCGCTGCGCGAAATGCGCCAGGAGCACGCGGCAGGGCATATTCTGCTCGACTTCGAGGCGCGCGCGGACGCTGAAAAGGCCGTGGAAGCGGCCGTGCAGACGATTCTGGGCGGCTTTGCGCTGCTGGCGGAAAAATATCCAGACTATGTGCGGCTGGAAAACTGAAAAGCGGAAAAAAGTGGGGAGAAGAATTCCCCGCTTTTTTTTATATTTACCTCGACACGCTGGAAAGACAGCGCATGGCACGCCGGAAAGACGGCGCATGACACTTCGGAAAGACGATGAGGAGGGAAACCATGAAAGAAACTGCTTATTTTCTGCTTGATCTGACGTTGTTCGGCGAAGGCAGCGGCGACGGAGGCGCGGGCGGCGAAGCGGCTGCGCAGGCTGGCGGCGCGGGAGCGCCTGCAGAGGCCCCCAAGGGGCGCGCGGCGCGAAACCCGCTGGCGAACGTGCAGTATGGCAAGGCCCCGGCGGAAGAAATTCCGGCGCAGGAGCCTGAAACTGCCGTGACTTCGGACGCGCTGGAAGCCCGGAAGGCCGAATTCGAACGGATGATTAAGGGCGACTACAAGGACCTGTTCGACGAGCGCATGCAGAAGGCGATTAACGCCCGGTTCAAGGAAACCAAGGCGCTTGAATCCAAGGCTGCGAACGCCGACAAGGTGGCCCCGCTGCTCGAAATGCTTGCATCGAAATACGGCGTTGACGCTGGAAATCCGGAAGCCGTGCTGAAGGCCGTACAGGAGGACGACAGCTACTACGAGCAGGAGGCCATGGAAAAGGGCCTGAGCGTGGATCAGCTGAAGCGGATGAAGGCGCTGGAACGCGAGAACGCGCAGTTCAAACGGGCTGCGGACGAAGCGCAGCGGCACCAGAACGCTGAGCTACTCTACCAGAAATGGCAGGAAGAAAGCGACGCCTGCAAGCAGGTGTATCCCAACTTTGATCTGCGCGCGGAAATCAACCAGCCGGAGACGAGCGAGCGCTTTATGAGCCTGCTCAAAAGCGGCGTGGACGTTCGCACGGCCTATGAGGTGGTGCATAAGGACGACATTATCGGCGGCGCAATGCAGTTGACCGCGCAGAAAATCCAGGAAAAGACGATTGCGGACATTCGCACGCGCGGCATGCGCCCGGCGGAAAACGGCGGCGCAGGCAACAGCACGGCAGTAATCCGCAAGGGCGACCCGACGCAGTTTACCAAGCGCGACCGCGACGAGATTTCGCGGCGCGTGATGAGGGGAGAACGCATCGAACTGTGACGTTCTCCCGTGAAAGGAGAACAGGAATGATTATGAATCCCTATGATTCCCGGATTGGAATCAACCTGCAGCTGTTTGCCACGCAGACCACGCTGCTGAACACTACCGGCAACGACCTGTCGCCGGAAATGAAAACCTACTATCAGGATCGTCTGATCGACTACGCGGAACCGAATCTGGTGCACGACCAGTTCGGCGACAAGTATCCGATCCCCGCCCACGGCGGCAAGACGACTGAGTTCCGCAAGTATAGTCCGCTGGCGAAGGCACTCACTCCCATCACGGAAGGCGTGACCCCCGCTGGCAACAAGCTGAACGTCTCTACGATCACGGCGACCGTGAACCAGTACGGTGATTATATCGAAATCTCTGACGTGCTGGAACTGACTGCCATTGACCGCAACATTGAGCAGGCCACGAAGCTGCTGGGCAGCCAGGCGGGCCGCACGCTGGACACCATCACCCGCGAAGTGATTACCGCAGGCACCAATGTAATGTATGCTCCCAAGTCGGACGGCACAGAAGTGCTGACCCGCGCGACGGTGGATTCCACCTGCCTGCTGACTGTCGACCTGATTTTCCGTGCGGTTGCCAAGCTGCGCTCGATGAACGCGGTGCCCATCGACGACAGCTTCGTTGCGATTATCCATCCCAACGTTGCCTGCGACCTGATGCGCTCCGCCGACTGGATCGACGTGCATAAATATGCTCAGCCCGACAACATCTACAAGGGCGAAATCGGCCAGCTTGGCGGCGTGCGTTTCATCCAGACCACCGAAGCAAAGATCGTTGGCGGCGCAGGCGCGGCCGTCAGCGCGACCGACACGGACAAGATCGCCGTTTACTGCACGATGATTATCGCGGCCAACGCCTACGGCGTGACCGAAGTAACCGGCGGCGGCCTGCAGCACATCGTCAAGCAGCTCGGTTCCTCGGGCACTGCTGACCCGCTCAACCAGCGCGCGACGACTGGCTGGAAGGCCATCAAGACCGCTGAGCGCCTCGTGGAAGAGTACATGGTGCGCATCGAGCATGCGTGCAAGACCGATCTCAAGGCCGCCTCGAACTGATAAGGAGGTATGCATATGGCTACTGCCAGCAACGACCCGCGCAGACTTGTAAAAATTAAGCTGCACCGGGACAAGAACAGCAACGCGGACGTGTTTGTATCTGTCAACAACTACCGTTATCAGATCAAGCGCGGCGAAGTTGTAGAAGTTCCGCAGTTTATTGCGGACGTGCTGAACAACAGCGCGGAGCAGGACGAACACACGGCCGAGCTGATTGACCAGCTCAGCGCGAACGCGGAGTTCTGACAAAACGACAGAGGGGGCCGCACGCGGCCCCTTTTTCCAATCAAAAGGAGTGGACGGAATGACGATCAATGAGGCAATCACGCAGATGCGGGCGCTGAAGCAGACGAAAATCGACGACAACGTGCTGATTGGCTGGCTGTCCGACCTCGACGGCATGATTTACAACGAGGTGATTTGCTCGCACGTGCCGGACAAGGACGCGGACGGCAACGACGTTATCCCTCCGCACGGACCGTACGACGCGGAAACCGACCCGAACACGGTGCTGCTGGTGGGTTCTCCGTATTCGGATTTGTACGTAAAGTATCTGGCCGCGCAGTGCGAGCACACCAACGGCGACTTCGGACGCTACACAAACAGCATGATTCTATACAACATGCGCCTGCAAGGGTTTTCTGACTGGTATAACCGCAGCCACATGCCCAAGCAGAGCAACTGTATTCGGATTTAAGGAGGCGCGGAATGGGTTACTTGCCGCAGCAGAGCGAGACGGATGTCAGCCGCAAGATGATCGACGTGTTCGGCGGCTACGACCATGCGCCGCGCATTCAAGACAACGAATTTTATGAGATGCAGAACCTTTCCAGCGACCTGTATCCCCTGCTCTCTACGCGCAAACGGCGCGGCAGGGTGCGCCAGCTGTTCAAGCCCAACGGCCTGTTCGCGCACGACAAGCTGTGCTGGGTAGACGGGACGCAGGTGTACTACGACGGGCAGGCTGTCGGCGCAGTGGCGGACAGCGAAAAGCAGATCGTGGGCATGGGCGCGTACATCCTGATTTGGCCGGATAAGGTGAGTTACAACACCAAAACGGGCGAATACAAGCAGCTGGGCAACAAGGTACAGACGAGCGGCGAAGTCTCGGTGACGCTGTGCAGGATGGACGGCACGCCCTACGACAACTACACGGCGGCGGACACTGCGCCTGAGGCGCCGGAGGACGGGCAATACTGGCTGGACACGAGCGTAACCCCGAACGTGCTGAAGCAATACAGCAGCACCTACAGCATGTGGACCTCGATTGCGACGACGTACATCAAAATCGATGCGGCGGGAATCGGAAGCGGCTTTGCAGAGTACGACGGCGTGGAAATTTCCGGGCTGACGGACGAGACGCTGAACGGCAGCTTTGTGCTCTACAAGGCGACGGACGACAGCATTGTGGTGACGGCAATCATCAGCGCGGCGTTCAAGCAAACAGCGGTCGTGACGGTGGAGCGCAAAATCCCCGACATGGACTACATTGCGGAGCACGAAAACCGGCTATGGGGTTGTTCGAGCGCGAATCACGAGGTGTATTGCTGCGTGCTGGGCGACCCGACGAACTGGAACCGTTTTCTGGGCGTGGCGACGGACAGCTACGCGGCGACGGTGGGCACGCCGGGCGCGTTCACGGGCTGCATAACGCATCAGGGATACGTGCTGTTCTTCAAGGACAACGTGATTCACAAGGTTTACGGCAACAAGCCTGCCAACTTCCAGATTGCGAGCACGAATTGCAGAGGCGTGCAGCGCGGAAGCGAGCGCTCGCTCGTGGTGGTCAACGAGACGCTGTTCTATAAGAGCGTGAAGGACGTGTGCGTATACGGCGGCGCACTGCCGGAATCCATCTCCCCGGCGCTGGGGCGGGTGCGCTACAAGGGCGCTGCGGCGGGCGCGGACGGATCGAAATATTACATTTCCATGCAGCGCGAGGACACGGGCACATGGGAAATGCTGACATATGACGGGGACCGCGGACTATGGCACAAAGAGGATGGCATGCACGCGAAGTATTTCGCGGCGTATGATTCCGACCTGTACTTTATCTCTGCGGACGACAACTGCTTATACAGCGTGCACGGCTCGCTGGATCACTACGCGGACAGCGATGCGGCGCGGGAAGCGCCTCTGGAATTCATGGCGCAGACGGGCGAAATCGGGCTGGAAAGCCCTGACGGGAAATACGTGCAGAAGTTCCAGCTTCGGCTTGATACGGACGACGGAACGCTGCTGCGCGTGGAGGTGCAGTTCGACACAGAGGATGTGTGGCACGAATTGGAGCGCATCAACGGCACGGCGCGGCGCTCGTTCCTGCTGCCGGTCCCGGCGCAGCGCTGCGACACGATGCGGCTGCGGATCATCGGCAAGGGCGGATTCCGCCTGTATTCGCTGGCAAAATCGACGGAATACGGAGGTGATGCACCTTGAATTTCTCTGGCCTGAGCCTGCCAAGCATCACAAACGAAAAGCTGAACGATGCGAAAGAGCGCAAGGCAATACGCGATTACCTCTACCAGCTGAACGAGCAGCTGCGCTACACGCTAAACAACCTGGACGAAGAAAACCTTTCGACTGAGCTTACGGACACGATTCAGGGTGCGTACACGGAAAGTACGAAGCTGTCGAAGGAAATGAAGGACGTGCAGGGCAACGTGAGCCGCGTGCAGCAGTTTGCGAGCAGCCTTGTACTGACCGTCGAGAACCAGACGGACGGCCTTTCCAGCTCGATCAAGCTAACCAGCGGCGGGACGGAAATTTCAAGCGGCATGGTGAAGATCACGGGCGCGGTGTCGTTCAACGACCTGAAGAACGAGGGCAGCACGGAAATTAACGGCGCGAACATCTCTACGGGCAAGATCAACGCGGCGCGCATCGACGTGGACAACCTGTACGTGAAGCATCTGAGCAGCGCGGACGGCACGTTCAGCGGCACGGTAAGCGCAGGAGCCGTCAATGCGAGCAGGATCACGGGCGGAACGATCAGCGGTTCCACGATCAGCGGCACGACCATTTCCGGCGGCTACATCAGCGGTTCCACGATCAGCGGCGCGACGATCAGCGGCGCAACGGGCTACTTCGGGACGCAGACGGAGTATTACATCAACATCGGATACCCCGGCACGAGCCATTGCTCGATTTTTCCGAGCGTAGACGGCACGTGCAACCTGGGCACGAGCAGCTTCCGATTCGACGTATGCTATGCAAACTCTGTGCATCAGGGATCGAGTATCCGCTACAAAAAGGACGTGCATGCGCTCGATTTCTCCGAAGCCGACTTCGCGAAGCTGCATCCGATTTCATTCGTATACAAAGACGTTCCGATTGACAGGCAGGTGAAACGTCTGGGCTTTCTGGCGGAGGAAGTATACGAGGTTTACCCGGAGCTGGTGGGGCTGGACGGCGACGGCCTGCCTTCGAGCATCGATTACAGCAACCTGACGGTTCCGCTGGTGGGAATCGTGCAGAAGCTGATAAAACGAGTGGAAGCATTGGAGGAAAAAGCATGAAGAAGATCATGGAAACGAGATACGCAGAAAACGTTCTGCTTGCGCTGGAAGAACTGCCGACGCAGAAACCGCTGGACCGCTGGGGCATGGTGCTGGCAATCCGCAACGAACTGCGGGAGATGCTGGCCCATGCGGAAGAAATAAAGGAGGGCTGACGAATGGCGTACACGACGCTGAAATACGGCTCGCGCGGAAGCAGCGTGAGCGAACTCCAAAAGCTGCTGAACCAGAACGGATACTCGCTGTCCGTCGACGGTATCTACGGCAAGAACACGCAGCAGGCCGTGCGCGACTACCAGACGCGGACCGGCCTTTCCGTTGACGGCATTGCGGGCAACAACACATGGGGCGCGCTGACGGGCAACGGCGGCAGCGGCGGACTGAGCTACAGCCAGATCATTTCCAACGTGAGCGGCGGCAGCTCGCCGGGCGGAGGCTCGAGCGCGAGCTATCTTTCGCAGTACGAAAGCGGAAAGCCGACCTATTCCCCTTCGCAGACGCTGAAGGATGCGGAATCACTGCTGAAAGACTGGGAAGGCAAGAAGCCGGGACCGTATCAGAGCAGCTACGCGGACCAGATTCAGGAAGTGCTGGACAAGATCATGAACCGTGAGAAGTTCAGCTATGATTTTGCGAGCGACCCGCTGTATCAGCAGATGGCGGAGCGCTACCAGCAGCAGGGCAAAATGGCGATGATGGACGCGATGGGCGACGCGGCGGCGCTGACGGGCGGCTATGGCAGCAGCTACGGGCAGCAGGTGGGCCAGCAGACGTATCAGGGCTATCTGCAGGGCCTGAACGATGCGATTCCGGAGCTGCGCGACGCAGCATATCAGGTGTATCAGGACGAGGGCGACAGGATGTACGAGAACGCGAACCTGCTGCAGGGGCTTGAAAACACCGAGTATGGCCGCTACCGCGACACGGTGCAGGACTACTACAACGACCTGAACTACTACTACACCAAATACAACGACATGAGCGCGGACGAATACAACCGCTACGTCAACGACCTTTCCGCCTGGCAGGCCGACCGGGCCTACTACTACCAGAAATCGCAAGACGAGCTGGCACAGAGCAACTGGGAGCGCGAATTCGCGTTGGCGCAGGCGCAGGCGGCCGCGAAGGGAAGCGGCGGAGGTGGAAGAAGCGGCAAAAAGAGCAGCGGTTCGCAGCAGCTTAGCTACGGCGAAGCACAGAACATTCTGCTTGATGCGTACCGAAATTATGGCGGATATTCCACCGCAATGAGCACTCTCGCGGACATGAAGAACAGCGGTTCTATCAGCGACTACACGTATAAATACCAGAAAGACCTGTGGGGCCGCGTGAATAACTATGCAAAAACGCTAAAAAGCGGCGGTTCTACGGCAAATAAGCCCAAAATGAGCAATTCACTGATTTCGTGGGTGAAATAAGGGAGGCAGAATATGGCGAGTTTCAAAGACTGGCAGCGCAGAAGCAATGGCATAACCGCAACGGAAACAAAAGACCTCACTCCCTATGCTCGCTGGCAGATGGCCGTGAAGAGCAAGAAGCCCTATCAGGCATATTCTTCTGTGACGGAAGATGAAGATCGGCCTACGCTGGAATGGATCGGCAGACGCAACACCGACCCCCTCTACGCTGCGGCGATGGAAGCGGATGCGCGGGCAATCATCAACAGCAGACGGCAGCAGACCAGTCAGCCTGCCATGCTGCGTTCGTTGGAGGACGTGGCGCGCGAAGCGGTGGAAAAGGAAGATGCACGGAAGAACGCCATTCGGGCGAACCCGAGCATGAACGTTTACTACAACGGATTGGGGGCGGAGCAGGACAACGACCCCATTTCCTCGTACGGAACCAGCATTCAGGTGGACTGGGCGAAGCCGCAGTCTCGTACGTCGCTGCGCAACAAAATTGCCAGTATTTCCGGCACGCCTTCTATCAGGCCGACGGAGAAAAACGAGACCAGCGGACTGAAGAAGAGCTTCCAGCAGGCGAGCGTGGAGAAGTATCTCCCGCAGGAGATGCAGCGGCGCGCGGAGGAGCAGGCCGCGGAGGAAGCGGCGGAGAAGCTGCGCCGGGATAACTACGACGTGCAGGCCGGGCAGGCGGCGATTGACGACGCGAAAAAGGCGCTTGCGTCCTATCAGCGCGCATACGACGATGCCTACGAGCTGAACCTTCAGAACCCGAACGACGAAACCTATCGGCAGATGATTGCGGCCAGTGACGCGCTGGAAGAAAAGAAGCAGGAGCTTTCCGATATGGAAACCCGTCATCGTCAGGACAGCTACTATGTCAACGTGACGAAGCCTGCGACTGACCGCATGAACGCATGGGACCAGTTCCGCAACAGCCCTGAATTCGCCAGCTATGCGCAGCAGGGCGCGGAAATTGAGAACCCGACATGGAACCAGAGCAAGGGCACGCCGAACATTTTCGGCTGGCAGCCGTTTGCGAAAGAAATCCAGAACCCCGTGACGTTCTGGCGCAGCGACGAAGTGAAGGGTCGCGCGGATAACTGGGCGGATTCGGAAGGCAGCCTGTACAATTACATGACCGATTCGGAAGTGGAGATGTATAACGCGCTGCTGGCCCGTGACCGCGAGCAGGGAACAGACGAAGCGGAAACCTATCTGAGCGATATCAGCGAGCTTCTGGCGGCGCGCAAGGGCGGCAAAATTGCGAGCGACGTGAATAGCGAAGATTCGAAAATGAATCAGCTGTTCTACGGCGCTGTAAGCGGCATGGAGCGCTACAAGAGCGGCAACCGGCAGGCGCTTTCCCTTTTGACCAGTGACAAAGCGCTGACACGGCCTTCGTCTACTTACGGTTCCCCGCTGGTGCAGCAGGACATTACGGAGGACGGCTCCCTCTGGAAGCTGGCCTATGACGCAATGGAGAACATCAGCAATAATGCGCTTCCGGCTGTAGCTGGTACTGCGGCGGGCGCGCTGTTCGGCCCGACGGTCGGCGGCCTGATTGGTCAGGCGACGTTTGGCCCGACGGTATACGGCAACACCTACCGGGACGAAGTGCGCCCGATGATCGGCAGCGGCGAAACGGGCCGCGACCCGAAGCAGGCGAAAGTGAAGGCTGCGCTGTCTACTGCATCGGAGCTGGGCCTTGGCGAACTGATCGGCGGTATTCCGGGCGTGGGCGGCGTGCTGAGCGGCAAAGCGATTTCCGCGCTTTCGAGCGGGATCAACAGCGCGATTGCGCGAACCGGCGTGCGCATGCTGGGCAATGCGATGGGCGAATTCACGGAAGAATCGCTGCAGGACATTATTGAACCGGTGCTGGACAACATTGCATACGGCGAGAAGAACAGGATCGAGATTACGCCGGAATCAATCTACAGCGGCGTGGTGGGCGCCGTCACTTCCATGCTGATGGGCGGCGGCGCGCAGGTACGCAACAGCCTGAACATGCGCGGCATGGGCCAGAACGTGATCGAGATTGGCAAAACCGAAGCACTGGTGCAGAACGCGCTGAACCTGCCGAACACGGAAGCGGCGACGATTGCGGAGCGGATGCAGACCGGCAAGATGCAGGAGACCCCTGCGAACGTGGGCGAGCTGCTGCGCGCCTACTCGGAGAACGGCGGCAACATGGAATTCCTTGCAGTCCCTGCGCAGGAAACGGCGAAGGAGACGGCAGAGGAAGCGCCTGCCGCCCCCGCTCAGACCGACAACGTACAGACGGACAGCGCGGAAGCCCTGCTGCGCAAGGCCGCATGGGAAGCAGTAACCGGAGAAGAAGACGCGGAGCTTCTGGCTGAAGCGGAAAGCGCGGACTACTCCCCTGCCGATTCGGGCGTGAACGAACAGCTTGCAGAAGAGGCCACGCAGAAGGCGCGCGCAGAAGAAACGACGCAGCCCGTCGCGGAGCGGCAGGCTGGCGAAGCTGCGCCCAAAAACGCGCAGGAAGCGACGAACAACGAGACGGGCGAAACCGTGGCCGTATCCGGCGTGGAAAGCGTGGAGGACGGCAAGGTGTATCTGCGCACGGCGGACGGCGGGCGCATTGCAGCGGATGAAGTCGGCTTCGAGAACTCGAACTGGGACGACGTGTATTCCCATGCAGTGGACTTTGATACGAATGCGGCCAGAACCTACATCGGCAGTTACGACGGGGAAACCTCTCCCGCCGAGTATTACAATGGCTTTGTTTCCATCTATGGCGCGGCGCGCAAGGGCGAGACGCTGGAACAGGCTGTATCCGGCAGCCTGTACGCGCAGGAGCTTTCGCCTGCGCAGCAGCAGGCGGCGTACTTCGCCGGGCAGAACAGCCTGAACACCACGCAGGAAAGCGCTCAGGCGGGCGTGCAGGCCGCCGCGCAGGTCGAAGGGAAAACTGTGCCCGTGAAAGCGCAGACCGCCCAAGAGGCCGCGCAGGACGCGAAAACGGGCGTGGTGCGCAGCTACACGGCGAAACTAAGCACGGAGCAGGAAAACTCGCTGAAGGTGCTGGACGCGATGGGCCGCACGCTCAACCGCAAAATCAATATCGTAGACAGCATCGACACGGAAGGCGGCAAGGCGAACGCCTACTTCGACCCCAAAACGAACGAATACACCATCGCGCTTGACAGCGTGGGCGAAGCATACCTTCTGGTGGCGGCGCACGAGAACGTACACGACATTGCAGCGAACAACCGCGAAGGCTATGCGAAGATGGAAAGCATCGTGATGGACACGCTGGAATCGCTGGGGCTGGACGAAGAAACGCTGATGGACGTGCAGCGCGCGCTTGCGCCGAACGAGAACGAGGCTTACTGGCGGGAAGAAATCGTAGCGAACACGGTTCCTTCCATCCTGAGCGACGAAGCGACGCTGAAAGAATTCGTACAGAAGATGGCGGGCGCGGATGCGGACACGCGCAGCGCCTTTGTGAAGTTCCTCGACACGATGCGCGACTTCCTGCGCAATGCCTTCGACAAGCTGAAGGTTGAGCTGAGCTGGCAGCAGATGCAGATCATCAGCGAGAACCAGAAGGCCGTTGAGCGGATTCGCGATGCGTACTTTGAAGCGCTGGACGGGATGAAGGGGAAGCAGAAAAATGCGCCGAGCACCGGAATTCAATTTGGCGACATGGCGAAATATTCTAAAGCAGATCAGCATATTATTGACGCTTATCAGAATGCGGTCGATGAGAATGTGCTGGATGTTGCGCAGATGTATCGCGAAAACAAGAACGCCAAAAACCAGCGAATCCAGGTTGCGGAAGTAACTGGGCAAATGGTTGACGATGTGCGCCGTTTGACGGGCACTGACGTTTCCGGATATACCGTGTGGGCGGATAAGACAACATTCAATCATATTGAAAAGCGTCACGGTGTGAATGGCGAACAAGACCACAGCATGGCAAACCTGAATGACGTTGCACGCATGGGATATGTTGTTGAAAACTATGACAGCATTGACCTTGTGTATGATGGAAAAGGTCAGCAAGTATTCAGCAGTCGTTTTAGAGGATCAGACGGAAAGCCTGCACCTGTGTTTTCCCTGCGAAAAAAAATCAACGGCACCTACTATATTTCGGAAGCCATTGCGGACAACAGTTGGCACAAACTATGGGTCGAAACCGCATATATAAACAAAAGGGGCATTACGCAGGCCATCCATGCCGGAGAATCCGACATTACGACGCATGCTGCTTCTCTGCCCTACTCCACCATAGCAGAGAACGCATCGGAAGTCAATAGGGATGTGCAAAAAAAATTCTCCATGCAGGACAACGTGGAAGAAACCGACAAGCTGCTCGCCATTCACAACCTGACCGGCAGCAAGCTGAACGGCGTGCTGGAACTGGGCGGCTTCCCCATGCCCTCCATTGCAGTGCTGAAGGCGACGCAGGGGCATGACCGCTACGGCGACGTATCCGTCGTATTCGACAAGGAGACCATTGACCCGAAAGCCAACAGCCGGAACAAGGTGTACGGCGGCGACGCATGGACCCCGAATTTTCCGGCCGTGGAATACGAGGTCAATAGCAAAGCGGCAGGAGCGATTCAGCGCAAATACTATGAGCTGGCGAACCGGAAGGGCTATGACTTTGTGCGGCCCATGTATACCATTGCAAACACGCTGGAAGATGAACTGAATCGGCGCGGCGGCGTGGGCGCAATCATCAGCGATCTGGAAGATGATGCCAGAATGATGAACGTATTCCTGGAGGACAGCGGAGCTGAACCGGTCGAGGACATCATCTCTCGATATACCACCCGTATTCCGGACGCAACCGTGCAAAAATTTGATACCATCGCCTCCGCTGTGGGAAAGGATGCCTTCAGCGAACTGTATGCCCAGAACGGCGAAAGCCCTGCTTCCGCCCGGAAGCGCTGGCTTTCGGAGTATAAATATCGCCTTGTACAAGGATACACGGAATTCCTGAAGAAGTTCGGCTTCACGGACGAGCAGATTCAGAATGTTCTTAATGCGGAAACCAGCCGTTCTTTGCTCGACATGGCCATCAAAATCCGCAACTACCTGAAAAACGGTGCGGAAACTGTCACGGAAAGTGTGGATACGTCCGCCACGGAACAAGCGATCCGCGAAAAGACGGATACGGTGAAATACAGGGAATGGCTGCACGGGCTTCTGGATAACGTCGAAGGTAAGAAGGGTATCTACAACGGGAAGGAACGCTACACTGCGAGCGGCAATGAACGCTCTTTCAACGCCACGCACTGGGAAATGACGCTGGAAAACATTGTGCGCGCCATGCGCGCGGACACGAAGAAGGGCGGCGGCGCTTTTGGCGACAGTGGCCTGTTCGGCCTTGCGACGAAGGACTACAGCAGCCTGGACGAAATCCGCGCGGATGCGAACCGCCTGCGGCTGGAAAGCGACAGCGAATACGCGGCGCAGAAAACGGCGTTCAGTAATGAGTACCAGGCGATTGCGCAGGAAATCATGGACAAAAGCGAAAGAAACCCCTTCATTGCACAGGACAATGCGATGGAAGCGATTGCGGACGCAGTGCGCACCGGCAAGACGGAGACCGGCATTGCCCGTGTGCTGAAGGAGTATAAGCAGCTGTCCATTCGGCCGGACACGGCGCGGCGCGTATACGAGCTGGTGCAGGGTATTGCCAACATGCCGACGGAATACTTCGAAGCGAAGCCCGAACGCGCAGTCGGTCTGGACGAAATCAAGGCCGTTGTGATGCCGGGAGGCAAGTATGCCGAAATCCGCCGCGAGCTGGAAAATCGCGGCGTGCCCGTGATCGACTATGATCCGGATGTGGAGGGCGACCGCGTGCGCGCGCTGAACGAGAAGCCCGTGCAGGGCCTGCGCTTCTCCCGCCAGGACGGCGGTCGCGTGCTGGATTCCGGAGACGTGAAGCGGCTGACCCGGACGATTGAGCAGCGCGACGAGACGATTGCGGCGCTGAAGCAGCAGCTGCGGCTGACGCACGGCGTGGAAATCCAGGAAAAGGAATACGGAAAGCTGGCGGGCGAAATCCTCAAAGCAACGAGCAGCAAATACGACAAGGCGCAGCTGACCAACGAACTGCGCACGCTGCTGCGCTACAGCACGACGCAGGAGAACCCCTCTGCGGAAGAAATCGAAACCTACGGAATGAACCTTGCCAGCGCCGTGCTGGAAAAGGCCGAAGCTGTGAACGATACGCTTTACAAGGAGACGAAGGACCTGCGCGACTACCTGCGGAACACGCCGATCAGACTGACGAGCGCGCAGCTGCAGGAAGCCGCCTCTGCCTACGATTCCGTCAGCGCGTTCCGCCGGATGCTGCGCGGGCGCGTGAAGATGGACCAGAAGAACGGAACGAGCCTTGACACGGTGTGGCAGGAGCTTTCGGAGCGCTTCCCTGCCCTGTTCGATGCGGAAACGAACGAAGGCGACATGGCGACCGCACTTGCAGACACGGTGGACATGATCTACGACCGCACGCCTGTAAATCCCTACGGCTTCGACACGCAGCACGCGGCGTATGATCTGCTGATGGACATTTACGCAAAATACATGGAGCTTCCGGCATTCCAGAGCTTCGCGGACAAGCAGGCGGCCAAGTTGAAAGAAGCACGCGCACAGTACAGCCAGAAGATTGCCGAAATGCGCAAGGCTTCGAAGGCACGCTACGACGAGCGGCTGAAAGAGCTGCGCGCCGACAACGTTGCCCGGCGGCAGGAGCTTTCCGCAAAGTACAAGGACGCGCTTGCGAACCAGCGCACGGAAATGCTCGAACGGATCAAGAAGCAGTATCGCACGCTGACGGACAAGAAAGCGGAAGCGCTGATGAAGCAGCGCGCGGCGTTCAACCAGCGGATAGAGAATTCGCGCGCGAAGCAGAAGGAAAGCGCCGCTGTGAAGAAGTATCGCGGCCGCATTGAAAGCACAAGCAAGGAGCTTATGAGCTGGCTGACACATCCGACCGACGCGAAGCACGTGCCGGACGGCATGCGAAAGGCCGTCAGCGGCTTCCTTGAAACCATCGACTTTGCGGGCAACAAGACGACCAAGAAGGCGGAAGCGTGGCGCGAGCAGATGTACAAGCTGCGCGACGCGATGGAAAAAGCATCGCGCGGCGACGGAGACTTCAGCGAATTCTATGTGGACATCGACCCCGACTTCGCCCCTGCGCTGCAGGACTACATGGAGCGCAACAGCGGCGTGCAGACGATTTCCGAAATGAATTCCACGCAGCTGAAGGAGCTTTCCGAAGTGTTGGGCATGGTGAAGCACGCCGTGAAAACGAGCAACCAGCTGCACAGCAACGCGCGCTATCAACAGGTTTCGAGCCTTGCGGAAGCCTCTCGCGACGAAATGAGCGAGCGCAGAAGCAAGATGCCCAAGGGCAAGCTGGCAGAAAGCGCGGACCAGCTGCTGAACTTCCTGCAGCTGGACAGTTTTTCCTACTTCAAGGAGTTGGGCAGCGCGTCCGAATCGGTGCTGGCTGAGCTGCGCAAGGGCTTCGACAAGAAGGTTGAGCGCCTGAGCGAAGCGGAAGCGTTCATGCAGAAGGCGACGGAAAAAATGAACCTGCCGGAGCTTTCGGGCAAGAAGGCGCAGCTGCACACCTTCAAGACGCAGGAAGGCAAAGTGCTGCAGCTGACGACCGCGCAGATCATGGAGCTGTACCTGCTCAACAAGCGCGAGCAGGCGCGCGGCCACATCTACGGCATGGGCATTCGCGTGAACGAGACGACGGCGAAGGAGGGCAAGAAAACCGTCCGCACGCGCATGCACTCGGCGGCCAAAATGACGGAGACCGACGTGAACAGCATCATTGGTACCCTTACCACTGAACAGAAGCGCCTGGCCGATGCGATGGGAAAATTCCTGGGCGATAACGTATCCGCATGGGGCAACGAAACCTCCATGTCCATGTACGGTTACAAGAAGTTCACGGAGGAGAACTATTATCCCATCCGCACGGACGACAACTACACGGCCACGCGCGAGAAGGACGAAAGCAGCGGCAGCCTGTACGCGCTGAAGAACCTGGGCATGACGAAGGCGACACAGGAGGGCGCGAAGAACCCGCTGATTCTCGGTGACATTTTCGACACGTTCACGCGGCACATTGACGAAATGAGCAGCTATAACGGCCTTGTGGAGCCTCTGAGCGACGCAATGAAGTGGTTCAACTGGAAGAGCGAGGACGGCAGCGTGAAGCAGGAAATCTTCCGCATCATGGGCGAGCGCGGCAAGAAATGGTTCAAGAACTTTATTGGTGACATAAACGGCCAGGGCATGGGCGCGAACTATTCCAGCGACCTCATGGCGCGCCTGACCGGCAGCGCGAAGGCCGCTGCGGTGGGCGCGAACGCGCGCGTGGTGATCCAGCAGCCGACGAGCTACGTCCGCGCGGCGGCCGTGATGAACCCGAAATACCTGCTGAAAGCGCTGACGATGAAATCCAATCAGGAAATGGCGCAGAAGTACAGCCAGATTGCCAAATGGAAGAGCTGGGGCTTCTACGACCTGCACACGGGACGCAGCATGCGCGACATTATCGTGGGCGACACGACGCTTGCGGACAATATCCGCAAAAAGAGCATGGCCCTTGCGGGCAAGGCCGACGACTGGACCCTGGGCACGCTCTGGAACGCAAGCGCACTGGAAATGCGGGAACTGCATCCGGAACTCACTCCCGGCAGCGAAGCGTTCAACAACGCTGTCGGCGCACGCCTGAGCGAAATCATCGACAGCACGCAGGTTGTGGACAGCGTATTCCATCGGAGCGAACTCATGCGCTCGAAGAACGGCCTGTCGCAGATGTACACAGCGTTCATGGCCGAACCGACGAAGAACTATAACCTGCTGCGCAACGCGATGATGCAGGCGATTCGCGGCAAGACCAAGGCGGACTACCTGCATGCGGCGCGCGTGGCGACGGCGTTTGTCGTATCGTCCATCGGCACGGCGGCGGCGGCCTCGATCATCGACGCATTCCGCGACAATGATGACGAAAAGAACTGGTTGGAAAAATACATGGATTCGCTCGGTGGAAACATTGTGGATAACGTGAATCCGCTGGGAATGATTCCGATTGTAAGCGATCTGCTGGAAATCATGCAGGGCTATGATCCAAGCCGGATGGACATGCAGGGCGCGCAAAAGCTGTGGAACGTCGGAACGCAGTGGTACAAATTCCTGAGCGGAACGACGAAATGGAGCACGGAGCGCCTGATTTATCAGAGCGCCGTGGCGCTTTCGAGTGTGACGGGTATGCCTGTAAGCAACCTGATGCGTGATCTGACCGGCCTGTATAACACCTTGACGCCTGGCGGGAAGCTGAATATCAGCGGCACGCAGCCCACGCAGACGCAGAGCTATGAAAGCCTGTACGAAGCGATTCAGAACGGCAAGGACAGCAAGAGCAAGAAGCTGTACGATTCGCTGTACGCGAAAGCGCTGAAGAGCATCAAGGAAAGCGACGAGAAGCGCGTGGCGGCGGGCAAGAACCCCGCGTATGCGGATGAATCGAGCTACCAGACGGCGGCGCGCAACGCTGTGGAAAGCGACCTTGCGACGATCCTTGCAAAGAGCGATGCGCGCGTCGCGCAGGCGTATGAGTACCGCGAGGCGGGCAATACCGGCGCATACGAGAAGCTGTATCGCGAGATGCAGGCGCAGGGGTTCAGCTTCAACACGATTGCGAAGGCAATCAACAAATACAAGAACATGGTGGATAAGGGCGAAACCGACACGCTTGACTACAAGCAGGAATCGCGCTATTCCGCCGACAACCTTGTGACCGCCGCTGAAAACGCGCTGCGGACCGGCAACACGGACGACGTGCGGAAAATCTTCGAGGAGCGAATTTCCGCGAGCGAAGCGCAGGACCCCGTGAGTTCCGTCCGTGCGCCGGTAACGAAGGAGCTTATGCCGCGCTACGTAGAGGCGGTGCGGACCGGGAACACGGAGGAAGCCGAAAAGATTGCATCCCTGCTGACGGACGTTTTCGGTTACGACGAGAAAACGCTCGGAACGAACGTGACGAAGGACCGCAACGAAGACCTGCGCAGCGCTGTAGAGACGCGGGACGCGACGGCTGCGAAGGAGTTTATCGCCGAAGCGCGCAAGGCCGGGAAGAAAGACACGGACATTGCAGCTGCAATCAACGACTTTGCGAAGGAGCAGATTACAACGGCGGCGCTGAACAACGACTACAAGACCTACGACGCATGGCTGAAATTCCTGCGCGGGCTGGGCCTGCGGGATAGCAAGGGCAACTACTACGCATCCGACCGCATTTCCGACTGGGTGAAGGCGGCGAAGGAAGAGGCCCGAAAGAAATAATTTCATGGATTCTCCCCGGCGAACAAAAACCGGGGAGAATTTTTTTACGCTGGCTGGTACTTTGAAGGCAGCAACCGGGAAGGAGGAAAAAATGAATCCTGTACTTTATAAAATCCGGCTGGATGTGACGAAGAACGGCAATCAGGCGGGAATCAGCATCCGGCAGGGCGACACGCTTTCGCGCGAGATTGCCGCGTATCTATACCAGAATTCGCAGCCTTACGCCGTGGAGGAAGGCACCACGGCTGTATTCCGCGCGGCGAAACCCGACGGAACGGCGATTTACAGCGACTGCACGATCAGCGGGAACGTGATCCGGCACGTGCTGGAATCGCAACTGAGCACGACGAAAGGCGAAATCGCCTGCGAGCTGACGCTCTACAACGCGACCGGCGCGACGCTGTATAGCCCGAAGTTCAGTATTTACGTGGACGTGAACGTGCTTTCCGACGAAACGATTGAAAGCAGCACGGAATTCAGTGCGCTTCAGACGGCCATGAGCCAGGCGAACGCCTATAAAAACGCATGGTCGAACCCGCAGGCGAACGCCCAAGAGGGCGAGGAGGCCGCCGCGAGCGTGAAGGTGAACGCGGACAGCGTAGCCTTTGCCTTTACCCTGCCGCGCGGTCCGCAGGGCGAAAAGGGCGATACCGGCGCTACGGGCGCGCAGGGCGACAAGGGCGAGACGGGACCTGCTGGTCCGCAGGGCGAGCCAGGACCGAAGGGCGACACGGGCGCGACCGGCGCGCAGGGACCGAAGGGCGAGCCGGGAACCGGAATCGACATCAAAGGAACCTATGCGACGGTATCCGCGCTGGAAGCTGGCGTTGAATCTCCCGCGCAGGGCGACATGTACAACGTCGGCGCGGCTGCGCCCTACACGATTTACATGTGGGACGAGACGACCGAACCGGGCGCGTGGATCGACCAGGGACAGCTGCAGGGACCTAAGGGCGAAAAAGGCGACCAGGGACCGCAGGGCGAGCCAGGTGAACGAGGCGAGACAGGGCCGACCGGCGCGCAGGGCGAGCAGGGGCCTGCCGGACCTGCCGGGCCGCAGGGTGCGCCGGGCGAAAAGGGTGAGCCGGGCGAAAAAGGCGACACGGGAGCGACCGGGCCTTCCGGGCCGAACACAATAACTGCGGAGACGGCAACGACGCTGACCGGCCTGCTCAAAGGCGACGGAACGAGCGTTTCGGCGGCTGAGGCCGGGACGGACTACGTTGCGCCTATCACAGGCAAAGGATTGTCCACCAACGACTACACCACAGAAGAGAAAACGAAGCTGGAGGGACTTTCCGCCCCCGTCGCCCGGACGGCTACTCTCACTGTTGCCGGGTGGAGCGAAACGACACAGACGGTATCCGTTACTGGCGTGACTGCCGACAGCATTCTCACGGTGACTTATGCGCCTGCCAGCCACGACGCGTGGTTGGATGCTGGTGTGTATTGCTCTGCGCAGGGCGAGGGGACACTCACATTCACTTGCGCAACTACTCCGGTCGCCGCGTTGACAGCGAACATCGTGATTGTGGGGTGATTCTTTGATTCTAAATCTTGCGGAATGGAAATACAACGTCACAGGGGACGTTACGTATTCCGGCGCATATACCCGTCGAGCAATTACAGTAGATGGAACGCAATACGGCTTATACGAAATTACTGGCTCTGGAATATTGCGCTTAGTAGATAAAAGCCTGAGCGGTGTTGACATTTGGGGCTGCGGCGCTGGCGCTCAGGGGCTTACTACCGAAAAAGGCGGTGGCGGGGGATATTTTACACAGGTAGACGACCAAACTTTATCGTCGGGGAATTACTCCGTCATTATTGGTACACAAAAGGGAATCACGTATGTTAAGAGCGGTGACACCAATATTCTTAGTGCAAACAGCGCCGCCGATGAAAATGGCGCAAGTGGCGGTGGCGGTGGTACGAGCAGTACGTCATTAACACCGGGTGGAAGTGGCGGTGGCGTGTCCACTGTACCGTTTGGGGATACTGTTAATTTTACTTCGTATCCGTGCGCGGGTGGTGGTGGTACATCATCTCGTCGCAAGGATGAGAGCGGAACAATAGCTGTCTGGTATTCCGCGAAAGGTGGCGACGGTGGCAGTAACGGTAGTGACGGTGGTAGCGGCGCTACTTTTTCTAAAGAAAATAACGTATACACATCGACTGGTGGTGCTACTGGCGGCGGCAATGGTACAAACTTTTCAACTTCGGATGCTGCTGTGAAGGCCGCGACATATTATGGCTCTGGGGGCGGCGCTGGGAATGCCACACATGCTGGTGGCGCAGGGTACCAAGGTGTAGTGTTCATGCGCGTACCATTGACTTCATTTAGTCAAACTGGAAATTCCGTAATTTGCCAGCCGTTTGTGGGTACCACGCTAACCATCTCAGCGTTAAGTTGGACACCATACCAACCCGGCTCAGGCGACCCTACTCCGAGCAACATTCGTCCTTTCTCGGAAAAGAATGAAATTATAGTGACACGACTTGAAGATAGCACCACGAAAACATGGGCGTTATCCCGAACAGTTGCGGCTGGGGAAATAAACGGGGCTGGGAGTGGTACAGAAACGTGGAAAATTGTCACGCTGAACGGAACGTCTGTGTATTTTACCGAGGGAGTAACGGAAAGTGGAAAAACATATTATAATGTTAGCGGTTTTTCTCTTGTTAATAGCACCGGAAATAATGCTGCAAATTATATTTCTTCCCATTTTCCGCCAAACACATTTAATGGAAACTCGAGTGGACTGAAGCTTTATACCAGTAGTACCGCAATCGGGCCCTATTTTTCAAGTGTTTCCGAGCTTAACAATTATCTCATCCAGCAATACAATGCCGGAACCCCCGTGCAGGTTGCTTATAAACTGGCATCCGCAAATTCGTTTACCGCTACGGGGGGTGGGAGTTTTACGGCGATAGACGGTACGAATACACTCACAAGTGAAGGCGTCATGCTAACCGTATCCGGCGTGAAATTATAAGGAGGAGGAAATACTATGCGATTCGCAGTTTTAAGCGCAGATCAGCAATTTGTGGACAACGTAATTGTGGCGAACGAAAATCAGAAAGAAGAACTGGAAGCGGCGCTGGGACGTACCCTGCTCAACGCTGCTCCGCTGGGGCTTACGGTCGGGGATTACTTCAACGGTGCAAATTGGACGCGCAACGTGGACGGAGAACAGATTGTGCTTCCGATTGCCGTCGCCAGCGCGGATGCAGAAGAAGCCTTGATGATTCTCAACGGGGAGGTGGAATAAATGGCAATGACGGAAGCTCAGAAAAACCAATTCCGCGCGATGCGTGCGGCGATGGACGGCGGCGTAACACTGGCGGCAGAAAGCGGAACTCCGGCAATCAACGCCGTGGCCGCGCTCATCCGCCCGTGGAAGCCGGGCGCGTATGCCATAGGCGACGTTCGCGCGGAGGACGGCGTGCCGTACAAATGCGTGCAGGCGCACGACAGTACGGCGAACCCCGGCTGGATGCCGTCTACTGTTCCCGCTCTTTGGATGCAGTATCACGGTACGTCGAAGGAAACCGCCCGTGCGTGGGTTGCTCCTGCGGGGGCGCACGACATGTACAAGCAGGGAGAATGGATGATTTACACCGACGGCAAGCTGTACGAGTGCCTGTCCGATACGGCCTACAGCCCGACCGATTATGCACAGGCATGGAGGGTTGATAATGGCGAAGATTAAAGCAAGTGATCTGGTGCAGTACGCCGTGAACGCCGTGGGCGGCGGCTACTGCTGGGGCGCGGACGGGCAGACTTGTTCACCTGCCGTGCGGCGCGAGCTGGCAAACCGGACAAGCAACACGGAAACAAAGAACAATCTGCTCGGCCTGTGCGCGAAGTGGGATGGAAAAAAGGTGTGGGATTGCTCCGGCCTGTTCCGGGGCGCGTGGCGTGCTCTGCTCAAATATCGCAGTGGCGGCGCGACGGGAATCTACAACAAATGGTGTTTCATGACGGGCACCATCGACACCCTGCCGGACGAGCCGGGAATTGCCGTATTTCGCGGCACACCAAACAACATGGAGCACGTCGGCCTGTACATCGGCGGCGGTGAAGTGATCGACGCGCGCGGCAGTGCGAAGGGCGTTGTACGCGGCACGCTGGAAAGCTATGGCCGCTGGACACACTGGGGGCGGTTGGAAGATGTGGATTACAGCGAAGGAGAAATGGAGGAAAAGCCGACAGTGACAGACGTGAAATGGCGCGCAACGGTAAAAACCAAAACCGGGAACGGAATCAACCTTTGGGATACGCCCTTAAAAAGCGCGAGCGTGCAGCGCGTACCGGAAGGCGCGGCGGTGGATGTGCTCTATGAGGCCGGAAACGGCTTCGTTTTGGCATCCTACGGCGGTGTGCTCGGCTATGCGGACGCTGGCTATCTCGTGCGCGAAAGCGGCTCTGCGGGCGATTCTGGCGCAAATTCGGACAGGTTGGAAGCGCTGGAAGAGCGCGTGAGCGCGCTCGAAAAAATCCTCGGCGTAACGGAATGCGAAGATTGCAAGATCGGCGGGTGATGCGGCGATGAAATCGGTGCGATGCGTTTACCCGCAGGAATGGCCGAACGCAAATGTGTACGTGCTGGCCGATTTGCATCTCGGAGACCCGCGCGCGGATCAAAGTGAGATCGAGCGGCGAATCGCGGAAGTGCGCGACGATCCGCGCGGCCTGTGCGTGCTGGGTGGCGACCTACTGAACACGGCCACGCGCAACAGCGTTTCGGACGTGTACGGCGAGCGGCTCTCGCCCATGCAGCAGATTATAGCAATCTCCGACCTGATACGCCCGATTGCAGACAAAGTGATCGGCGCGACGACTGGCAACCATGAAGCGCGCGTCTATCGCGACGATGGCGTAGACATTATGCGGCTGGTGTGCCGCGAACTGGGGCTGGAAGATCGCTACGACCCGGACGGCGTGGTGATTTTTCTTCGTTTCGGGCACTATTCACACGGCTCGCACACAGAGCGGGATAACCGGCTATGGTACACGTTTTACGTTGCGCACGGCAGCGGCAGCGGACGGAAGGAAGGCGCAAAGGCAATCCGGCTGGCCGATATGGCGAGCATCTGCGAGGCGGACGTGTACATTCATGCGCACACGCACCTGCCGCTCATCATGAAAAACGCATTCTACCGCACGGATGAACGGAACTGCTGCGTGCGGCGCGCGGAACGGCTGTTTGTGAACTGCGGCGCCACGTTGGATTACGGCGGTTATGCGCAGCGGGGCGAGTTTAAGCCCGCAAGCATGCATACGCCCATCATCCACCTGGGCGGAAACAGGAAAATTGCAACAGCGACACTATAACGAAAGGAAGGGACCTATCTAAATGAGCTGGGATAAAATCATGAAAACGCTTGCCGGGATTGGCGGCGCAATCGCCGGAGCGTTTGGAGAGTGGAACGCCATGCTAACGATTTTGGCCTGTGTGATGGTGATTGACTATATTACCGGCGTGACGGTTGCCATTGCGCACAAATCGCCGAAAACGGAAAACGGCGGCGTTTCGAGCAAGGCGGGCTTCGACGGGCTGCTGAAGAAATTCATTATCATCCTGATCGTGGCCTTTGCGACGGTGTTCGACCATGTGCTGGGCACGGAAAAAATGGTGTTTCAGACGGCGTGCACGTTCTATTACATCGCGAACGAAGGAATCTCTATTTTGGAAAATGCAACGCTTCTGGGCGTGCCGTTTCCGAAAGGCATGAAAAACGCGCTGGAAGCAATGAGAGAAAAGAACGACGGGGCGGGAACGCCCGAAAAGCCGGAGGAAACCGGCAAATAACAAAGAAAGGAGGTTTATGCGGCCGAAAGCTGCGGAAACTATCCGGGGGCGGCTTGCCCGTGAGGACAGGCCGCGCGCCTACTGGGAAGGCGTGATGCAGCAATGGATTTTCTGCGCTGCCGACCGGCGAATGCTGGCGGCATACCACTTCGACGGGGCGACGCAGGAAGCTATTGCGGAGCAGGAAGAGCTATCTGTACAGACGGTGCAGAGGCGGTTGGAAGCTGGAACAAAAAGGATGATCGATAAGGCCGGGGCGTAATGCTCCGGCCTTATTTTTTGTGGTTATATTGGGGTTTCCATGCGATTCTGCCTTCCCCTGATTTTTGCGATACTGCGCCTGTAGGGCGCACTACACAAAATACAGGAAAGGTGTGGAAAATATGGATTATGTTGCGAAACAGGGAACCACGGCGCTGGGCATTATCGGCACTACGCTGGGCGGCCTTGCTGTTGCGGGCGGCGGCCTGCTGGGCGCTATGAACGGCGGCGCACGCGCTGCGCTTCTGCGGAATGCTCGGAAAACCATCTCGTAAACCGCTACGAGGCTTCGCAGGCGGCGCGCATTGCCGAACTGGAAGCCGAAGTGAAGCTGCGCGATGCGAACACGTACACCGACAAGAAGATGCTGGAACTGTACCAGTATACCGACGGGCGGCTGCGCGCCATCGAAGCGGATAACGCCGCGCAGAAGGTGCTGAACCAGCGGACGCAGGATTCCTTCGCGCTGGCGCAGGCCGATCTGGCCGCTGTCAAGGCGGAACTCAAGAGCGACATCAAGCTCGAAGCGGAACGCCGCTGCTGCGCGGACAATTCCATTGTGACGTACACGAACGCGACCTTTTATCCCAAAATGGTTGCCGACGTCACGACCGGAACCACCACCACGGCGCAGAATACCTACAATCCCATCCCCAACTGCAGCGGCTGCTGCAAGAACAACAACTAAGGGCAGGCGGAAGCGGGCGCTGCGCTGACAGCGCCCGCATGACTGAACGGAGGTGCACAATATGATTACGTCGGACCAGCTGAAAAGCGGAATCGGAAGCTATATCCAGTCTCGGCTGATGCCGCGCCTCGATGGGAAGCGGCAATTTTTGCTCGGCACCGTATACGGTCTGAGCGTGAACAAGATGGACACGCTGATTGCGCACGCAGCGCAAAATCCCACTGTGCGCGCACTGGGCGTTGTGCAGGAGAACGGCGAAATCGATATTGACGCGCTCTACAGTGCTGCGCTTGCGCAGATGCAGGCGCAGGGTAAAGTGAGCGTGGATATTCCCTTATTGGGCACCTTCGCTTTCGACGAAAACGATCTGCGCGAGCTGCGGCAGATGATTGGAGGATAAAATGAAAGAGCTGAAAGAAGTCATTATGGACATCCATGAAGAGCTGGAATGCGCGGAGAAGTACGCGAAGGAGGCCGTGAAGCACAAGGAACAGTATCCTGCGCTGGCAAGCGTCTACTATCGCATTTCGACCGACGATCTGGCGCATATGGATATGCTGCACAAGCAGGCCGTGGACATAATCGAGGAAAAGAAGCGCGACGGGCGCGAAGTTCCCGCCTCGATGCAGGCAATCTGGGATTGGGAGCACGAAAAAATGATGGACGAAACGGCGGACGTGAAGCGGCTGTTGGAGATGTACAAGGGCTGATTGCGTCTGCACCCCGTTTTGCACCCCTCACTTCTGGATATAAAGGGTCAAAACGGGTTATAAAGGGATATGTTACAAAAAAGAAAAACCGCTGAAATCCTTTGATTTCAACGGTTTTTCTTCGTGTACCCGACTGGATTCGAACCAGCGGCCTTCAGAGTCGGAGTCTGCACTTCGTAAAATTTAATAATTGTTGTCACACAACGTTTTTTGCAGCACCAAAACTCAATATGCACCCTGTTTTGCACCCTTCGCCACGTTTATTGAGCATTTCTGCCACCTGTGATGCGGTTTTTTGTTCGGCTGCAAGCTCACGCTCTTTTGTTACGTGATCGTATATTTTCTGGATCATTTTCGCGTCGCTGTGGCCCATCCACTTCATTGCGGTTTTGATGTCCACGCCCGCGTCGCAGATCATCGTGCAAAAACTGTGGCGAAAATCGTGCGTCCGCACGGTGAAGCGTTTCCATTCGCGTCCATTCGCCCATCGCCGCGAGAAACCGTTCATCCGCTTCTCGATCTGGTAGATGTACGATTCCCATGCGCGGTCGAAGGATGAAAGCGTCATTCTGCTTCCGTCCGTCTGAGAAACTGCAAAGCCATGTTTCCCTTCGAGCACCTGCCGAAGCGGATCGAACAAAGGAAGGCTTCGCGTGCCCGCATCGGTTTTTGGCTTCTTTACATTTCCCCGTATTCCCTCTGAAAAAGAAACGGCTTCGCGCACGTAGATTCGGCCAGCATCAAAATCAACATCGCGGTCGATGTCGAAGGCCAGGGCTTCTCCGCGTCGCAGACCACCGTAGAGCATCAGCATCGCCGCCACGCCAAAACGGTGCTTGTCCGCCATTTGATGAACGTATGCGCGCTCCCATGGTTCGAGCGGCCTGTGCGTGCCCGCTGTGCCTTCTGGGGCGTTTACATTGTAGCAGGGGGAACGCTGGATCACACCATCTTCTACTGCATCGCGGAACATTGCAGAAATTGTCTGCACGTGCTTTTTGATATGCGAAGCGGAATACTTTTCGAGCGAGTTGTAAAAATCCTTAATATCTGACTTTGTAACATCGCGCATGCGCATCTGCTCTCCGCAATGCTCAACGAACCGGTTGAGCATGGAAGCATATCCGTTATACGCCTTCGTGCTCGTCTCGTGCCTGTGAATCGGCAGCCACTTCGCGGCGTACTCTAACACGGTAACGTCTCCCGCTTCTGCGCGCAGGCCGTTCGCCTTGTCGATCTCGTACTGGCGAATCTGGGCCTGCACTTCTGCAATAGTCCCGCCTACGGAAGAATAGAACGGGACACCGTCATGTTTGATCCGGTATCGCCCGTCCGCGCGGCGCTTGTAGGTCTTGCGGGGCATATCTTCCTCCTGAGTTCACCAGCACTTGCTGCATTTTCTATAGCCTTGTTCTTTGGCTTCATAAAGAGATACTTCCATTGGATTTTTCATGTTCGAACAATCTGAATCATAGTGATAACACGAGCCGTTTCGTGTGACGTAAACCGTTGTGTCGTCCTTTTTTGATAGCCATTCTCTATATGGATTTTTCTTTTGCGCCGGGGCGCTTATTGTCGCTATATACCCAGATGCATCGTTTTCGACTTTCTTTTTTACGAGGTTCATGTGTATATACCCAGCTTCATCTTCGAGGGTTTTACACTCATACCACCTATCATTTATTGCGTTTATATCTTCCCTGATGTACAGTGTATCCCCTTCGTGGAGCGTTTTCACCACTGGATAATCAGGCGATGTTCCCTTCAGAACGCTTGCATTTACTGCAACCACTTCATACAGGGACCAGATTTCTTCAGACGGCGGCCCGGAATGCGCAAACGACACGACCGGTGCACATGCTATACAGAGCGCCAGACAGAACGAGAAAAGGCGAGCAATACGACGGTTCATGTTGGTTCCTCCTTTGTTTATCCGAATATCTTAAGCGCTGCTGTCACAAAATTGTCTGCAACCTGTTTCCTGATCCAGCCTACCGCCGGATTGAGAAAATCGAAAATCCATAATGCAGCATGTGTAAGTGTCAGGGCAAATACAATCAACGACAAGATAATTATAGTCGCCACCAAACGACGATTGCGTTTATCTTGCCGTTCTTTTTCTGCGGCGACACTGCATATATCTTCGCTGTGCTGCTGCTTCATATACGCAAGCTGCGATTCGTGGTGCTCATCGATTCGCGCGCCATCGGCCTTAATAACATCGAGCAGGGCCAATAGTGCGGTGTTGTCTACGGCGGATCGAGAATCTACATGCAGTGGTATTTCTACGAATTCGTCAACTGAAAGTCCGAATTTTTTGAATAATGCGCAAACCATGAAGAAATTGTTTGACGCAACTTTTCCGGCGAAAAAGTTTTTGACAGCATCCGGTGTATAGCCGATAGAAACGGCCAAATCGTCGTATGTGATACTGCTTTTTTCGCGCGCAGTCTTTAATGTTTCGATGAGGTTTTTGCTTGCATCTTGTTGTTCCATTTGTAGAGTTACGCCTCCATTTTGTAAAATTTCCCATCAAATTGTACTATATACAATCGGATGGTAAAAAATCATCTGGATTGTAATCGGCATATCTGCTACGCTGAGGTCGAGAAAAAACGAAGGAGGCCGCACCAATGCCCAGACACAACCGCCGCCCGCAGCGCAGCAAGCGCACCCATTACTGGCAAAAGCACCACCTCCCACGGAAGGTCGAGGAGCGGCCCGATGAAGAGCCGCAGGAAATTTTAATTTCTGTGGCAATTATGCCACATAACGGCAAACATCCAAATTGCATTTCAACCCACGCATTCCTTACAGAACGCGACATATTGTAAACAAATCTGTATTGCGAAGCGCGATACCGTGTGCTATAATGCGAACAAATGCGAACACTGCCCTTCCGAAACTGCAAAGGAGGCCAACATGACGATCTATCTTGATTACGTAGACGGCCAGCCCCGCCTTACTGCTGATTATCCTTCGAACCTAAATGCTGGCGAACTTCCTGCTGAACCATCTCTTGCAGCAGCGCTCGAAACGCTGTGTTCACTTCTGATTTCGTCGGATTGACGGGAAGCATAACCTCGATCCGTTTATCGCCTTCGGCTTTTGCCGGAGGCGTTTCTTTTTTTATCTCAATATCGACGCGGCCAAGGAGGTAGTCTGTCGAAACGCCGTAGAAGTCGGCCAGTTTGCAAATCGTCTGAACATCCGGCTTTCTTACGCCCGCCTCCCAAGATGCTACAGTATTCTTACTGATGTTCAGCGCGTCTGCAATCATCTGCTGAGTGTAGCGTTTTTCAGTTCGCACTTTTTTGAGAGCTTCATTAAGTTCCATATTTTTTCCTCCTTGAGTAATTATAACACACGCAAAGTAAAAGATAAATCACACATTACGTAAAATGCCCCTTGACAATGTTCGCGCTGCGTGGTATATTAACACCACAGAGCGCGAACATCAAGTGAGGTGATAAAAATGACCCCGTTGCAGGCGGTTTGCCGCGAAAAGTGCCTCAACGTTTCTGCGATTGCCCGCAAGAACAACACTACGCGTCAGGCGCTTCATTATCAGATGCGACAGCAGAACATGATGATCGGTACGCTGAACCATCTTCTTGACATGCTCCCTCTGACGAAGGCGGAGCGTGAAAAGGTGATCCTGGAATACTTTGAGGATTGAGAAAGGAGGAACCCACATGGCAAGTACAGCGCTCGCAGCGCTGCCCGCGATGCTGACCGTGAAAGACATTGCAGCGTACTTCAGCATCTCGGAAAAGACGGCGCGAGCGAAGATGCATCGCATCGGCTGCGCACGCGACGGGAAGTACCTCTACGTGATGCAGCCCGACCTGCTGGCGTATCTGAGCGAACTGGATCGCAAGCCGAAGACAGGCAACAAGCCGGACCCGGCCCCTGCGCCGCGCAAAAGGAAGCGCCGCTGGCAATATAACCAGTCGGCGGAGCACGGAATCCCACGGAGGAAACCCAATGGCGCTTAAAGGTACGCCCGCGCAGGTTGCGCGGATGCTGGAAACGCTGACGCACTGGACGACGGACGGCGTGAAAGCCGTGTATGGAGGACGATATGAGCAAGCCAAAGCTCTACACCCTGCGAGCCCTGCTCGCGCTGGAAGCCGCCGCTGCCGTGGTTTTCATGCGGACGCAGAGGGCTATAAGGTTGATCCCGTTACTCGCCGCCGCGTGGTTGGCCGTTGAGGCCGTCAACGGCGTAAAAAAATGGAGCCATCGCGTTGCAACCACGCGCTGACTCCAAACAACTAACAACCGTGCTTAGTATAGCGCAGAAAGGACGGAAAGTCAATGTGTGATGTGTGCCTGCACTACCCGTGTGATCCCCGCTGCCCGAACGCCGACGAACCCCGCGAGGTGCTGACGTGCGAGCATTGCGGCCAGCCGATTTACGAGGGCGAGGACTACTACAGCGACGTAGACGGCGAGGACATCTGCGAACAGTGCTTTGATAAATGGGTAAAAGCCCACAATCGAGTTGCGGAGGTGTAAGAGATGGAAGCGAACAGAGCAATCGAAACTGCGGCGATGAGCCGCGAAGAATGGCTGGATGCCCGCCGGAAGGGCATTGGCGGCAGCGATGCTCCGGCCATCATGGGCGCAAGCCCGTTGGCCACGCCGCTGACGGTGTACGCCGACAAGATGGGCATTGCGCCAGAGAAGGAAGAAACCGTTGCGATGCGCTTCGGGCGCGACGCAGAAGAGATCGTCGCCCGCTGGTTTGCGCAGGACACGGGCAAGAAGGTGCGCCGCGTGAACGCGATTTTGCAGCACCCGCAGCACCCCTGGATGCTGGCGAACATCGACCGGAAGATTCAGGGTGAAAGCGCCGGACTGGAATGCAAGACCACGAGCGCCTTCAACCGGACCGACTTCGAAGGCGGCCGCATCCCGCCTTACTACTACTGGCAGTGCGTGCACTACATGGCCGTGACGGGCTTCCATCGCTGGTATCTGGCCGTGATCCACGGCAACGACGGATTTTACCATTATGAAATCCCGCGCAATGAAGCGCACATTAACATGCTGATTACGCGGGAAGAGGACTTCTGGCGGAACAACGTGCTGGCGGAATGCCCGCCGATGCCCACGGGAAGCGACGAAGACGAGCGCGTGATTGCGAACCTGTACGGCGAGCAGGAGGATACCCCCGCCGACCTGACCGGCTGCGAGAACCTGCTCGACGAGCTGGCGCTCGCGAAAGCCGCTCAGAAGTCCTATGAGAAAACCATTACGCAGATTGAGCAGCAGCTCAAAATGCGCATGGCGGACGCGCAGCGCGGCCAGTGCGGGCGCTGGAAGCTCACCTACGCCTCGCAGTCGCGCGCGACCTTAGACAGCAAACGCCTGAAGGCGGAGCTGCCGGAACTCTATGACCAGTATCGCAAAATCAGTATCTGCCGACCGCTCACGATCAAGGAGGTAAAACAGTGATGGAAAAGAGCATGACCCCGGCCAATCTGGCCGACATGGCGGCAGCTGCGCAGGCCCCCGCGCCTATGCAGGCAAAGGCTAAGCAGAGCGTGGCCGCAATCCTCAACGGCGTGCTGGACAGCGACGGCTATCGCAAGCGCCTGGACGCGCTGCTGGGCGCGCGCAGCGCTCAGTTTTGCAGCAGCATTATCAGCCTCGTAACGGCCAGCCCGCAGCTGCAGGAGGCCGCTGTGAACGCCCCTGCGACGATCATCCAGAGCGCGCTGAAGGCGGCAATCTTCGACCTGCCCATCGAGCCTTCGCTCGGATATGCCTACGTGGTACCTTTCAGAAACAAAGGCAAGATGGAAGCAACCTTTGTGCTCGGCTACAAGGGCATGAACCAGATGGCCCTGCGCACGGGCGCGTACAAGCGCCTGAACGTGTGCGACGTACGGGAAGGTGAGCTGAAGCACTACGACCGCCTGACGGAAGATATCGAAATCGAGTGGATCGAGGACGAGGAAGAGCGCGAAGCAAAGCCGATTATCGGCTGGGTGGGCTATTTCCGGCTTGTGAACGGCACCGAGAAAACAATCTACATGAGCCGCAAGGCCATTGAAAAGCACGAGCGCAAGAACCGCAAGGGCCAGTACATGACGAAGGGCTGGAGCGAGAACTTCGACGAGATGGCCGCGAAAACCGTGTTCCGCCGCCTCGTGGGCAAGTACGGAATCATGTCGATTGATTACCAGCGGCAGGGTGATCCTGATGTGCTTCAGGCGGCGGACGACGTGGCCGCCGGGAAGTTTGACGAGCTGCCGGACGCGGCGGTGACGGACCCGGAAGCGACGATTGAATAAGGAGGAAGCAGCATGGAAGAGCGCAAGGAAAAGGATAGACGGTTCCGGATCAAGATCGAGGAGCTGGACGAGCAGGATAACCCTATGACGGATCGCGGGCTTGAAAGAATCTGCGATGGTTTTTTCCTTACTTGCTGTGATAGGTTGGGTTCCAATTCGTACGCAGGGGGGCTTCTTTACCCAGCGTTTGCAATGAAAGCCATCCTCAACTCCTATGACGACAATACGAGCGCGCTGGAATGCGTTGCTGATGCGCTGAAGCTGAGCAAGCATGGCCCGTACTGCGACTGCGAGGTGCGCGAAGAATGAACCGAATCTGCTTGATCGGAAACCTAACGCGCGACCCTGAGCTGCGCACGACGCAGACGGGCAAAAGCGTATGTTCCTTCGGACTGGCGGTCAACCGCCGCCGAAAAGTAGAGGGCCAGCCGGACGTTGATTTTTTCAACGTCACGGCCTGGCAGGCGCTCGGCGAGAACTGCTACAAGTATCTGAGCAAGGGCCGCAAGGCGGCTGTAAGCGGACAGCTGCAGATTCGTACCTACGACGCGCAAGACGGAACGAAGCGCACGGCCGTTGACGTGATCGCGGACGAGGTAGAGTTCCTGCCCAGCGCACGCGACGGAGCGCCGCCCATTCCGGAGACGATGGATGAAGCGAAGGAGCAGGGATTCAAACCGGCGGATGAAGAAGAGCCGCCGTTCTAATGAGGTGTGATTATGGGGCTTGCGTATCTCCAAATTTTCCAGGACAAGCAAGAGTTGCTTTCCCCCTTTACCCGCGAGGAAAAAGGGGAACTGCTCGAAGCCATGATGACGTATGCGTTCCAGGGGCAGGAAATCGAGCTGGAAACGAACGCTCGCTATATCTGGCCCGTGTTCCGCCAGATGATCGATCAGAGTTGCAAGGTTTTTGAAACCAAAAGCAATGCGCGCAAAGGGAAACCGAATCAGACGGAATCAAACCGTATCGAAACGGATCAGAGCGAATCAGAAAGCAATCAGAGCGAATCAAACGAAATCAAACCGAATCAGACGGAATCAAACGGCCCCATTAATCAAGAATCAAGAATCAAGAATCAAGAATCAGGAACCAAGAAACAACCACGCGCGCGTGCGCGCGATGGGCGGTTCGAGGTGTTCTGGGCCAACTACCCCCGGAAAGCAGGGAAGGAAGCCGCCCGTAAGGCTTTTGAACGCATTGCTCCATCGGGTGAGCTGTTCTCGCGTATGCTGGCCGCAATCAGCCAGCAGCGTGCATCGCCGCAATGGACGCGTGACAGCGGACAGTACATCCCGTACCCTGCAACGTGGCTCAATCAGGGGCGCTGGGACGATGAGCCGACCGCTGCGACTACTGAGCGCGCGCAGCCCATCAAGCGCGTAAATGCGCAGCAGTATACGCAGCGCCAGTACACGAGCGAGCAACTTGACGGGCTGTTCGAGGTGCTGAGCTGATGCGAGATATGTTTGATGATCCGTGCACGCTGGCAGTGTGCTGCGCGACTTGCGAGTTTTACCGCGACGGGCTGTGCGAGTTGACCGGCGAGCGGATGCAGCCGGGCGTGCCCCGGAATTGCGAAAAATACGAGGAGAGGTGGAGCTAATGGCATACTACGTGCCGACGGAAAGCGAGGAACAGCAGTCGCTTATCTCATGGGTGAGGCGCTCGCTGGGCAACTACCCCGAACTCAACATGCTGTATCACGTGACAAACGAGGGCAAGCGCAGCCCGGTAACTGGCGCTCGCCTGAAGGCGGAGGGCTTGCAGCCGGGCGTGCCGGACCTGTGCCTCGCAGTGGCCCGTGGCGAATACCACGGCCTGTACATCGAAATGAAGCGCACAAAGGGCGGCCGGGTATCGCCGGAACAGGCGCGCTGGATTGAAAAGCTCTCACGCGAAGGGTATGTGGCGGTCGTTTGCAGGGGCTGGGAACAGGCGCGCGAAGCGATTTTGAGGTATCTGGCGCAATGAGCAGCTACAATCAGCGCCCGCGCTTCGGGCTGAACAACCACACGCCCTGCATGAGCTGCGATTGCCGCTTCCCCGGCTGCCACGCGGAATGCAAAGCATACAGGGCCTGGAAGGACAAATACGCGCAGAACATGGCCGCCTACAACGCGCAGTTTGATGCCAGCACGCAGATGCGCGAAAGCCTGAAGCGCCATGGAATCTGCACAAGGAGCAGGCAGGTATGAACGAACAGGAATGGCGCGAGCGCAACTGTCGGCGCATGCGCGAATACCACCAACGAAACAAAGAGGCTATCAGCGCCCGCCACAAGGCTTATTACGCGGAGCACCGTGCGGAAATCCTTGTCCAGCAGCGCGAGAAGCGCAATGCGGACAAGCTCGCGCGCGGCGAGACCCTCCGTGTGAAGCTCACGCCGGAGGAACTCTACCGGCGTAAGCTCGAACGAAACAGGCGCTGGCGCGAAAAGCGCAGGGCGGCAGCTGGCGTAAAGCCTCACGAGCGCAAGCCTATGGAGGTCCGGAAGCCGGAGCAGCCGCTCGCAGAGCTGAAGCAGTCCAAGGACGAGACCCATTACCGGCTGATACAAGCGATGGTCACGGCCCGCCAGAAGCACAAGGACGATCCCAGGTGCCCCATCTGCGGGGCCAGGCAGTGCAACCGCGCGCTGGTGCGTGTCTGCGCCACGTGTGGGAGCCGAATCGGATGAAAGGAGCAGCATGGCGAACACATCTTCGGCGGCGAACGCCGTATGCCCGTATTACCAGCGCGAAAGCGGGAAGAGCCTGACGTGCGAAGGGTTGATCGACGGCACGGTGTGCACGATGCGCTTTGATAGCGCGGAGGCGCGGCTGGAATGGCAAGCCATGAGCTGCGAAATGCACAACTATCAGCGCTGCTGCCCGCTGGCGGCGGCGCTGGAAAAGAAATACGAGGAGGAACAGGAAAATGACGATTAAAAAGAGCCTCGGCGAGTGCATCGCGCTGATGCACGCGGAAAATGGAGGACTGAAAAAATGACGCAAGAAGAACTGAACATCGTACTCGAAAAGCACAAGAAATGGCTTTGCGGCGAAGAGGACGGCGAACGCGCGGACTTGCACAGCGCGGACTTGATCGGCGCGGACTTGCACTGCGCGGACTTGCGCGACGCGAACTTGCCCTACGCGGACTTGCGCGGCGCGAACTTGCACAGCGCGAACTTGCACAGCGCGAACTTGCGCGGTGCGGACTTGAGCGACACGAACTTGCGCGGCGCGAACTTGCGCGGTGCGGACTTGAGCGACACGAACTTGCGCGGCGCGAACTTGCGCGGTGCGGACTTGAGCGACACGAACTTGCGCGGCGCGAACTTGCGCGGCGCGAACTTGCGCGGAGCGAACCTCGACTACTCATGCTGGCCGCTGTGGTGTGGCTCGCTGCGCGACGTGCAGATCGATAAGCGCATTTTTGCCCAGCTTGCCTATCACTTGTGCCGCGTGATTGTGGATGATGATGAGTGCAAGGCGGCGCAGAGGGCGCTTTACCCGATCGCCAACCAGTTCCATCGAGTAAACGAATGCGGCAGGCTGCCGCTGGAAGGGAGCGAGAGCCATGACGATTAACGAGTACCAGCAGCTGGCCGCAAGAACGATTAATCCTAAGTTGACCGTCGAACGGCAAGAAAACCATGCGCTGCACCTGCTCGCCAGCGAGTGCGGCGAAATTCACGGCATCTACCAAAAGGTCGATCAAGGGCATCCCCTTGATGAAATGGCCCTGATTTACGAAGTCGGCGATTTGCTCTGGGGTATCGCAGAGTATTGTACCGCGAAGGGATGGAACATGGACGTTGTAGCAGAACGAAACATTGAAAAGCTGCGCAAGCGGTATCCGGACGGGTTTGATGTGGAGCGCAGCAGACACAGGGAGGAGTAAAACTGCAACTATTGCAAGGCGAAATTCGGCAACGAGATCATGGTCGTACAGCCAGAGACGTTTGAGGAAGGAAGCGCCCGCTATGAGATCTGGCGCGATGCGTGCGAGGCGGCAGAGTGGGCATATTTTGCCCTGCGCAAGGACGGCGCAACACCGGAGCTTGCCCGCGACGTACTGCCGATGAGCCTGAAAACCGAGCTGGTCATGACGGCCAACCTCCGCGAATGGCGGCACTTCCTCGCGCTCCGCGCCGTCGGCACCACAGGCAAGCCGCATCCGCAGATCAGGCAGGTGGCGCTGCCGCTGCTGAATGAATTTGCCGATTGGCTGCCGGAAGTCTTTGGCGATCTGGGCAAAAAAACGAAAGGAGGAAAACATGAATCTGATTGAATGGGCAAAAAACGAAGTTGAGCTTGCCTGCAAACGTGAAAATCCTGATCGAAAAGCAGGGGAATGGGACTATGGCTGTGCATGCTATGAGAGCGCTCTGAAAGCCTTTAAATCTCTCGCATACGACAATCATAGCGGTTATTCCATTAGAATCACGAAAAGTATCCTCGACCGCCTGATCGACGGTCTTCCGCTTACCCCGATCGAAAACACTCCGGACATGTGGAAATTGGCTTATGAGATCGGTGATACAAAATGTTACAGCCACAAGCGAATGAGCGGATTGTTTAAGGATGTTAATCCAGATGGTACGGTATCGTACAAGGATGTAAATCGAGCACGTGGGTATGATTTGCATAGCCCATACGGCGTTTATTCTTGCGGATTGATTACCCGATTGATTGATGAATTATATCCGATCACATGGCCATACATGCCCGCAACTACTCACTATAAGGTATATACTGAGGAGTGGCTGACCGACCGGAAAAATGGAGATTATGACACGATCAGAATCTCTCATGTGATCACTCCAGACGGCAAAAACATCTCAATCAATCGATACTACGCGGAAATTGGCGGCGAAATGAAAGAAATTAAAGCGCACCAATATCTTGCAAGGGTTTCCGCTCATCGTAGTCGAGCAGAATCAGAAAAGAACGCTCGCGAGAACGACGTTCCGCCGGGATGCATTCATGCGATTGTTCCGCGTACGACAAAATAAGCATACAAAAAGCGCCCTTGCAGGCGCTTTTTTTTGTTTTTGCTGCAATCTTTAGTCGCAAGTCGGCGGCGCGATCACGTCGCCGTTCGCGGCATGAGTTACTACACGGTCCACTGTGCTTGCGTGGGATGGGGCATTTCCGTGTCCTCCCTCTTTTTTTACAGCAGGTCTACTGGATCAATATGCAGCAGCGCTGCAAGAGCTTTGATGTGCTTGCGTGGGATGGGGCGATATCCGGTCTCCCAGTTGGAGATACATTTTTGGGCTGTCTCTTCCGGGTATCCCAACGCCATGCCAAGTTCTGTCTGATTCAGGCCCGCCGCTTTGCGGGCCTGACGAAGGACTTTAGATGCTGCCATGTGTTTGTTCACCTCTCTCCCATGCCCATGTACTGGATTGCCTGCGCCTCGGGATGCGCCGCGTTCCAGGCATCTTTGAGGCTATCCATATCATGGCTTACGCCCGTGACGGTTACTGTGCCGTGCGGCGCAATCGCCGTGCAGATCGCGATGGCCTGCTCGCGCGTGATGCCCGCTGCAAACTGCTGGCGCGCCAGCTTTTCGAGCTTGTTCACGGCGTACTGCACGGCCGCCGCCCATTCCTTCGGGCCGTCGTCCTTGCGCTTTTCCGGGTAAAAAGCGTTCGGATACTCAGTGGAGAGGGATTCACCGCTATCCCAGATGCGGGCGGTTTCTTCCAGCACCGCGTCGGCGGCGCTGTCGCCGATGTACGGGATCAGCTCGTCGTTGCGCTCGTTGATGGCGGCGCGCAGGGTATCGTAGGTGTCAGCGTTCATGGGTTCTTCCTCCTTCTTTTCTTCGGCCTTCGCGGCCGCTTCTTCCGCCTCGATTTCGGCGGCGGCTTCGTCGATCAGGGCCTGCGCCGCGTCCTTGAGCCTGCTGCTGTTGGCGGTAATGGTGCCAGTTTTAAGATCGATGTAGCATTTGTCGGCCTTCAGCCGGCGCGCCTCGCAGTTGCTGATTCCGGTGCCGCAAAAGGTGGCGTTTTTGATGCTGCCGGTGGTGTGGTAGCTGCACGCAAGGCCCAGCTGAGAGGCGTTGATGTACATCCTATCCATGTTTCCCTTCGTCCAGCGGCTAAAGCCCTTCGCCGCCAGCTTGCCGATCATCTTATCGCTCATCATTGCCTTTCCCTCCGTGCCCGGCGGCGTCTCCCGCCCGCGGCTTGCTCTCTTGATGGTGCTATCATACCATCATTTGATGGTATTGTCAAGGGGGTTTAAAAAAATTTTTTTAAATATTTTGTGTGACAAGCCTGTAACACGCTGTCTCGCGCTGCGACATGAGGGAAAAATCGGGGAGAAAAACGCCTGCACATATAATATGATGGCGTGGGAAGGGGGTTACAGAATGATCGACTGGGAGCGCGCGGAAGCGGAATTTGTGACGACGGACGCGTCCTATCGCCAGATCGCGAAACCGCTGGGCATATCGTATGCGACGGTGGGCCGCTATGCGATTGCGCACGATTGGCTCGCAAAGCGCGCGGAATACCGCAAAACGGTGCACGAGGAGACTGTATCCATCTTCCCGGAGCTGGCGCATAAAAAGGCGGCCGAAAACGCGGCGCATCTGCGCAAGCTGTACGACAGCACAGACAAGATGGTGCAGGTGCTCGATCAGGTGTTTGCGGATGCCGATCAATTCCATCGCTACGTGGTCCGCACTCCCGCTGGCGCGACAGAAAAACGGTTTGAAAAGATGGACACGCAGGCAATCAAGGATATTACAGGCGCGCTGAAGGACCTTGTGACGGTGCTGAGGGCGATTTACGACATTCCGACGGCGCAGGAGCGCCATAATATGGAGATTGCTACAAAGCGGCTGCAGCTCGAGGTGGAGCGTGCGAAGCGCGAAGCGGATCAGCAGAGCGAGGATAAGGGCGGCGTGATCGTCCGTATCGAGGGCAAAGCGGAGGAATACAGCGTATGATTGAGCTGGAGCTTCCGCCTCCGAGCGAGCGGCAGGGACAGTTTTTGCGGGAGGAGCACAAGTATGTGGGCTATGGCGGCGCGCGCGGTGGCGGCAAGAGCTGGGCCGTCCGAATCAAGACGGTGCTGCTGTGCCTGCGCTATCCGGGCATTAAGGTGATGATCGTCCGCCGCACGTATCCGGAGCTGCAGGCAAACCACATAGAGCCGCTGCGCCAGCTTCTGGGCGATAAAATCGCCCGATATAACGACGCAAAGAAGCAATACCGTTTCGGCAACGGCTCGACGATCCTGTTCCGCTACTGCGCGACGCGCAGCGACATGGACAGATACCAGGGCACGGAGGTGGACGTGCTGTTTATCGACGAGGCGACGCAATTCGAGGAGGATGTGTTTCGTATGTTCGCGGCCTGCGTGCGCGGCGTGAACGACTATCCAAAGAGGATTTATCTCACCTGCAACCCCGGAGGGCGCGGGCATGCGTGGGTAAAGCGGCTGTTTATTGATCGCAACTTCCGGCCAGACGAAAACCCGGCGGATTATGCGTTTGTGCAGGCGCTTGTGCAGGACAATCCGGCGCTGATGCGCACGAACCCCGACTACAAGCGCCAGTTGGAGGCGCTTCCGCCCAAGCTGCGCGAGGCGTGGCTCTACGGCAACTGGGATATATTTGAGGGGCAGTTCTTCGAGGAGTTCGCGAACAACCCGGCAGGCTACGAGGAGCGCACGTTTACGCACGTGATTCCGGCCTTCCAGCCGCCCAAGCACTGGCGGAGGTTCCGCAGCTTCGACTTCGGATACGCAAAGCCCTTTTCCCTGGGCTGGTGGGCGCAGGACCCGGAGGGCACGCTCTATCGCATCCTCGAGCTGTACGGCTGCACGGAGACCCCGAACGAGGGCCTGCGCTGGGACGCGGACCATATCTTCCGCGAGGCCGCGCGGCTCGAGCGCGAGCATCCGTATCTGCGCGGCTGCAAAATCGAGGGCGTAGCGGACCCTGCTTGCTGGAACAAGAGCCTGGGGCCGTCTGTGGCGGACGCGGCGGCGCGCCACGGAATCTATTTCCAGCCAGGGATCAATGATCGGATCAACGGCTGGATGCAGGTACACTATCGGCTTGCGTTTGATGCAAACGGCATCCCGATGCTGTATGTTTTTGATTGCTGCAAGGCGTTTATCCGCACAATTCCGATGCTGGTATACTCGGAGGTGCATCCGGAGGATTTGGATACAACACAGGAGGATCACGTGGCCGACGAGGTGCGCTATATGTGCATGCTCGATCCGATTCCGCCGCGCACGACGGAGAAGCGAATTGCGCCGCAATACGATCCGCTGGATATCTACAAAGACGACATTACGAGCAGCCACGACCAGTACACCTATTACAGGATTTAAGGAGGAGAGGACATGCAGGGCAATATCGATACGACGCAGCAGCCCCGGCGGCTTGAGGATGCGCGCGCGGAGCGCGCAGAAGGCGCAGGCGTTGCGCTGAAGGGCATGCAGACGGCGGAGGACGTGGGCCGCGTGGGGCCTATCGGCCGCGAAGAAGTCAATCACGCCGACCAGCTCTTGAAGGAATACAAGCAGGGCAAGGCGAACCTCGAAAACCGGATCGTAGAGAACGAACAGTGGTACAAGGGGCGGCATTGGGGGATCATCAACAGCGGCGGGAAGATCAACC